GAAGTCGCCGTGAATTACTCTCAGCTTTCTACACTGATTCAGGATTACTGCGAAAGCACGGAAACGTCTTTCGTAGCGAACATTCCTACGTTTGTGCAGTTAGCTGAAGAGCGGATTTATAACTCCGTTCAGATCCCGGCGATCCGTAAGAACTCGACTGCCACGATGTCGATTGGGAACAAGTACATGGCCCTTCCGTCTGACTGGCTTTCGACGTTCTCTTTGGCGGTGTTCAATCCGTCCAATAACGAATACACATACCTGCTGAATAAGGATGTGAACTATATTCGTCAGGCGTACCCGGATGCAGACGATACTGGGCTACCCAAGTATTACGCGATTTGGGACGACAACACGATGATCCTTGGCCCTGCGCCAGACCTCGCGTACACGGCTGAACTGCACTATTACTACTACCCTGCTTCGATTGTTGGCGCTGGTACGTCGTGGCTCGGTGACAACTTTGAAACTGTTTTGCTCTACGGATCACTGCGCGAGGCTTATATCTACCTCAAGGGTGAGCAGGACATGATGAACTACTACGAACAGAAGTATCAGGAATCGCTCGCGCTATTGAAGCGTCTGGGTGACGGCTTGAACCGTCAGGATGCCTACCGTTCAGGACAAGTTAGACTTCCGGTGACTTCGTAATGTTTAACGCAGAGACACAGATTGGGCAGGTATTTGTGCAGACGACAGAAGGTCGTGGGCATACCGTTGAAGAGATTGCAGAACGTGCGGCCAACCGCATCCTCAGTGCTGATTCAAAGGAAGCACTGCATTATTGGCTAGTAAAGTATCTTAGCGAGGCTCAAGAGGCTGAGCGCAGAATGATATGCAAGAAGCTAGATAAACAAGGTTATGCGGAAATCGCACAATTAATTGGAGACCTATAATGGCTATTACTCAAGCAATGGCGACGAGCTTTAAGGTTCAAATCCTTGAAGGCGTCCACAATTTTGGTTCAGGTGTCATTCGCGCTTCAGCGGCTGCGGATGTGTTCAAACTGGCGCTGTACACTTCGTCGGCTACGCTCGACGCTACCACCACGGTGTACACGACTTCGGATGAGGTTTCCTCGTCTGGAACAAATTACACGGCTGGCGGTTTAACGCTAACGATCTCGCAGGTTCCAACCTCGACGGGTACGACGGCGTTTTTGGATTTTGATGACCTGACGTTCCCCAGTGCTACCCTGACTGCTAACGGTGCGTTGATCTACAACGCGACCCAAGGTAACAAGGCTGTGGCAGTGCTGGCGTTTGGTGGAGATAAAACCTCTACCGCTGGTAACTTCACGATTCAATTCCCTGCTGCCGCTGCTTCGACCGCGATCCTGCGTATTGCCTAATCGGGGGTTTGTATGGCCCTCGTACTTGCGGATCGCGTCTTAGAGACGACGACTTCCACTGGGAGTGGGACGATTACTCTTGCTGGCGCAAAGCAGGGGTATCAGTCTTTTGCTGTTATCGGTAATGGGAATCAAACCTACTACACCATTGCGGGAGGTTCGCAGTGGGAGGTGGGTATCGGCACGTATACTTCGTCGGGTACGACGCTCTCCCGAGATACAGTGCTGTCTTCCAGTAACAGCGATACCAAGGTCACGTTCTCCGCTGGTACGAAAGATGTTTTTGTAACGTACCCGTCCGAAAAATCAGTAGTCGGTAACGTCTATTTAAACGAAACGACGTTCTCCATCCCGTATTTGGTTGATAGTGGCAGGAACGGTTTGTCTGTTGGGCCTATCACAATAACCTCCGGTAACTCAGTTACAGTGTCCTCGGGTCAGAGGTGGGTAGTGATATGAGTACGATTAACGCAGGAACCACGCTAACCACCGCCCTGAGTTTAACGGGCAATACCGACGGCACCCTAGACCTTGCTACGGGTGGCACGATCCGTATGACTATTAACGGGTCGGGCAACGTCGGTATTGGGACGGCTTCGCCGGGGTCAAAACTGGAGGTAAGTGGCGGCGCAATTTCAGTTAAGAATTCAGGAAACGGAGAAGGCGGAGAAATAGATCTTTATAACCCAGATAATTCAACTGTTGGGATGGTGCTTGACGTATCTAGCGCAGAAGTAGGACGTATTTTTTCAACTAGAAATAATAGTCTTTTGCAAGTTGGGCAACTTGCCGGGACAGGCGGTGTCATTACCCTCTATACCGCAGCGAACGAGCGGATGCGTATTACTGAGGGCGGCGAAGTTTACATTGCTGGCACAACCGACCAAGGCGCATACAATCTACAATGCAACGGCACAGGCGTATGGGGTGCTGGCGCTTACGTTAACGGATCAGATGCGCGGCTAAAAGACGACATTACGACGCTTAACGACGGGCTTAACGTGGTATCGCAACTTCGCCCTGTCACGTTCAAATACAAGCCTGACTATTCCAAGGATCAGAACGTCCAGACCGGCTTCATTGCCCAAGAATTGCAGACTGCGTTGGAAGGCAAGGACTACCTTGATGGCATTGTGCAGGCTGGCCCAAATCATTTGAACGTCGCGTATCAATCGCTGATTCCGATTCTGACCAAGGCCATCCAAGAACAGCAGGCGATGATTGACGAACTGAAGGCTAAGGTTGCCGCATTGGAGACTAAATAATGGCTAATACACTCAATGGCGCAGTTGGCGGCGTAACAGTAGGCGCTGACGGCACGGGAGGTTTGGATATCCAGACCGGCGGCGTAAACGCTATTTCTATTGGAACGGGCCAGACGGCCACGATTTCAAATATTTCAGCTACAAATTTAACCGTAACTGGAAATACTTTTCTTGCTACGTCTACGGGCAACGTCGGTATTGGGACGACTTTGCCGGGACTTCCTCTCGACGTTGTTTCAAATTCAACTGCTTACGCAATTCGCATAAGAGGCAGAAGTTCCGACAACGTAGGAATAGTTCAATTTACTAGCAACACCGCAGGAGCCGAATACGCAACAATTAGAACTCCGGCTGCGGATACGCTTGCATTTACTACAGGCGCCACCGAGCGCGCACGCATCACTTCAACTGGCAATCTCCTCGTCGGAACCACGACGGACGTATCTGGAGTCAGTGGAGTAATTTCTGACGCCGTAGGAAATCTTCGTAACGTACCTTCCGTAGGTGCGGCCAAAACGTCTGCTTACACGCTTTCAATATCTGATCTTGGCGAGTTCGTAACGGTCGGTAGTGGCGGGTCTATCACGGTGCCCAACAACATTTTCTCTGCGGGTAACGTCATCTCTATCTATAACGATACGACTGGCAACATCAGCATCAACTGCCCGATCACGACGGCATACGCTGCGGGTACTAACACAGACAGAGCAAGTTTGACTCTATCTACTCGCGGTGTTGCGACTGTGCTGTTTGTGAATCCCTCGCTTTGCGTCGTCACGGGTAATGTGAGCTAAGTATGTCTGGCATTCATTTAATGGTGCTCGGTGGTTTAGGAAAATTAATAGTTAGCGCCGACTATCTCGTTGTTGCTGGCGGCGGTGGCGGTGGTACTAACGCGGCTGGCGGTGGCGGTGCTGGTGGTATGCGTACTGGCACTCTTACTCTTGAGGGTGGAATAACCTATACAGCCACGGTTGGCGGCGGTGGTAATGGTGGCGGCAGTAACGCTGATGGTTTCCCCGGATCTAGTTCTACATTAAGCGGGACTGGAATCACAGCAGTCAATTGCACGGGCGGTGGCGAAGGTAAGCACTTCGCTAATGGCGGCTCCGGTGGCTCCGGTGGCGGCGGCGGTTATGGTAGTACCGGCGCTAGTTCGGCTGTCTCTGGCGAAGGTAACGCTGGTGGATTTAGATCGCAAACTTATGTCGGAAATGGCGGTGGCGGTAAAGGCGCTGTTGGCGGAAACTCAAGCGGTGGTAGTACCCCCGGAAACGGTGGCGACGGGCAGCAGTCAAGCATTACAGGTTCCGCTATCTACTACGCAGGCGGCGGCGCGGGTATTAACTCATTCGGTCCATCTGGGACAGAGGGTCAGGGTGGCGCGTCTGCTGGAGCCAATAACGGTGGCGGTAGTACGGCTACGGGAAGTAGTGCTCCCGCTGGGTCATCTGGCGTAGTTATCATTTCTGTTGCTGATACGCTTCCGGTCGCATCAACCACGGGATCACCTACAGTTACAACATCTGGCGGTAAGCGAATCTACAAGTTTACCGGTACCGGCACGATTATTTGGTGACGCATGGCACACTTCGCATCACTTGATGAAAACAATGTTGTATTGAAAGTGTTGGTTATATCCAACGATGCAATATTGGACGAGAACGGTAACGAGTCTGAAGCCAAGGGCGTTGCGTTCTTGCAGTCCATCTTTGGTGGTCGATGGATTCAGACTAGTTACAACAACAATTTTAGAAAACAGTTTGCTGGTAAAGGCTTCGCCTATAACGTCGAACGAGATGCGTTTGTTCGCCCGCAGCCTTATCCAGAATGGAGCCTGAACGAGGAGACTTTGGATTGGGAGCCTCCAACGCCGTACCCAAACGACGGTAAACACTACGTCTGGGATAGAGATTTAGGCGATTGGGTTGCTACCGGTGCTGAACTGCAAAATATAGAGACATAGATAACCGATGCTAGGCTTTAGCCCATTTGCAGCAAATCCCTTTGCGGCAGTTATTGCCGGGGATCAGATTGTTGATGTAACTGGGGTTCAAGCCACCGGTCAGATTGGTACTGTCGCTATCGCGGCAGGAGCTACTATTTTTGCTACCGGCGTAGAGGCTACTGGGCAAACCGGCACCGTATTTGTTGTAACTGATCAAGTTATTGCTGTCACCGGGGTCGAGGCGTTCGGTCAGGTTGGTGACGTAACTGTTGCTTCGCAGGCCGGTGTTCCGGTTACAGGCGTTGAAGGCGTTGGTCAAACTGGTGATGAGATTGTTGTTGGCACCGCTGTTGTTATTGAAGACGGTGTTGAAGGTACAGGCCAAGTTGGGTCGGTAATAGCCGTAGTCGTTGAGATAGTTTCGGTTACGGGCGTCCAAGGTTCGGGTCAGATTGGTACGGTTACGGTCGTCCCCGAAACTTATGTCTTTGTCACCGGGGTTGAAGCCACTGGGGAACTCGGCACCGTTCTTGTTGCCGCCAATGCCGATGTCTTCGTTGTCGGGGTGCAGGCAACGGGTCAGGTTGGTAACGTAAATGTTACCGGCGTTGCAAACGTCGTTCTTACCGGTGTTGAGGCAACGGGAGCACTTGGCACCGTTAGCGTTGCGATTAGTAAAGATGTTCCGGTCACTGGGGTTGAAGCCACAGGCGAACTTGGTACGGTCGCAGTTACTGGGTCGGCTACAGTCTTTGTTACGGGCGTGGCAGCTACAGGAATCGTCGGGCAAGTCACTGTTTGGGGTAAGATTATCCCTGTTCCGACCGGGCCGTGGACACCGATCCCTGACCCGTCATCGTCAACTTGGACACCGATTAATACGGGCGATACAGATATCTGGACGCCGATAGCGGCGTAGAGGCTTTAAAAATGGCTAGTACATTCTCAACTAATTTGGCCCTTGAGTTAATCGGCACGGGAGACCAAGCCGGTACGTGGGGTAACACTACAAATACCAACCTCGGTACGCTCATCGAGCAGGCTATCTCTGGTTACGTCACTCAGGCCGTATCTACCGGTACTGACACGACCATCACGATCCCGAACGGCGCGACCGGTGTCGCCCGTAATATGTACATCGAGTTGACGGGAACCGGCGGCACTAATACCAATTTGGTCGTCCCTGCCAACAAAAAACTGTATTTCATCTTCAACAACGCTTCTGGCGCGGTGACGGTAAAAGTATCGGGCCAAACCGGTGTCTCCGTTGCGGCTGGCGAAAAAGTGGTACTTGTTTCTAACGGTACTGACGTTGTTAACGCGGTCACGTACTTATCAGGTGCAAGTGCCAACATTACCAACCTAACGGCTACTACGGCGTCGATTACTAATCTCACGGCTACGTCAGCCAACATTACGACTCTGACAGGTACGACTTTTGGTACAACCGCCACGACTCAACTTCGCGGTGCAAGTGCTCAGATCACGACCGTTACAGGTACAACGGCTGGATTTACGTCAGCCAACATCACGACCGTTACAGGTACAACGGCTGGATTTACGTCAGCCAACATCACGACGCTTACTGGCACTAGCGCGACTATCACTAACATTTTAGATGGCGCAGGAAACATCCGTCAGATTCCCTCTGCTGGTACGACTAAAACCTCCGCTTATACGTTGTCAGTGTCAGACGTTGGCGAGTTTGTAACGATAGGATCAGGCGGCAGTATTGTTGTACCTAACGGAATTTTCTCTCCGGGAGATGCTGTATCTCTTTTCAACAACACAGCAAGTAGTGCGACTATCACTATGTCTATTACCACCGCCTACATTTCCGGTACAGACGGAGATAAAAATAGTGTTCTTCTTGGACCACGTGGTGTAACCACAATATTGTTTATCTCTAACTCGCTTTGCGTCTTGGGCGGCAGCGTTACTTAATTGAGGTTGTTATGTCCGGAATGATGCAAGCGACGTTATTTAATTTTAAACCTGCGCCTCCTCCCCCTACTCCGCAGGAAGTTATTGTTGGGTACTACTCGTCTGATACTTGGGTTGCGCCCGCAGATGTAACTTCGGTTACTTATCTTGTTGCCGCAGGCGGTGGCGGCGGTGGCGGTGGAAGGTATACAGCGCCTGCTACTAATGGCGGTGGCGGTGGCGGTGGCGGCGTTAAAACTGGAACACTTTCTGTAACTCCGGGGGCTTCGTACACAATTACTATTGGCGGTGGCGGCACTGGCGGTATTGGGTTTTCTGCCAATAACGGCACTAATGGCAATAGTACTTCTTTTTCTACTGTATCGACGACAGGTGGCGGCGGTGGCGGTTCTATCAATAACGGTTCTAATGGTGGCTCTGGTGGCGGCGCTGGTATAGGAACGACGTCTGCGGGAACAGGCACTTCTGGAGAAGGTAATGATGGAGGCGCTGCTAATTCAACTGACGCAGCGGGCGCAGGTGGTGGCAAAAACGCGGCTGGTGGAGCGGGTTCTGGCACAGATGGCGGTAGCGCATCTAGTACGGGCTATACCACGTATGATTTTATGCCCGGATTAGATTACACAATACGAGTTGGCGGTGGCGGTGGGGGCGGCGCTCAAGGTACTGGCGGGGCGGGTGCTCAGCCCGGATTTGGCGCTGGCGGGGCAAAAGGTCCCGGACAAGACGCGACTTCATCATGCGGTGGCGGCGGCGCTGGATACGGGCTTGGGAATAATTATACCGGCGGTAATGGCGGTGGCGGCATGGTGTGGCTCAAATACACCACTTTGTATTATTAAAGGTTGAACAATGGCGCACTTTGCTGAACTTGATGCAAACAACATTGTGCTTCGCGTACTTCGTATTAACGATAAATATACGGAAGACGCTGAAGGTAACGAAGTTGAAGCTATTGGTATAGCGTATTGTCAGAATTTATGGGGCGGCACGTGGCTACAAACTAGCTACAACACCAAACAGGGCGTGCATTACATACCAAATGTTTACCCACCTGTGCCAAGCCCAGATCAATCCAAAGCACTGCGAAAAAATTACGCTGGTATAGGGTTTACCTACCACGCAGACATTGATGGATATTCGCCGCCGCAACCGTATCCGTCATGGATATTGAATCCCACTACTGGAGAGTGGGAACCGCCTATACCGTATCCAAATGACGGTAAAACTTACTACTGGGATGAAGCCACGCAATCGTGGGTTGAGGTGCCGCAATCATGATGACAATGGTTTCAACTTTCCTGTCTTTCTTGGCAGGTGGACTACCCAAGATCCTGCAAATCTTCCAAGACCGGCAGGACAAGAAGCATGAGTTAGCCTTGGTCGCTGCTCAGAAGGAGCGTGAGTTGGCGCTGGCTGAACGCGGCTTCATTGCTCAGGCTCGGGTTGAAGAGATTAAGCTAGAGCAGATCCAAACTCAAACGGCGGGTGAAGAGCGCCAAGCCCTGTACCAGCACGACATGGAAATTGGCAAAGGCGCATCCCAATGGATGATCAACCTTCGTGCTTCTGTCCGTCCGGTTGTGACTTATATCTTCGTGCTAGAACTCGTTGCTATCAACATTGCCGGTGTTTGGTATGCCTACAACACGGGTGTGCCGTTTGCCGCTGCGATGGCTGAAGTATTCTCGGATGACGAAATGCTGATCCTCTCGTCAATTATCGCCTTTTGGTTCGGCACGCAGGCGTTCGGCAAGAAGTGAAAGTCTCCAAGGCTGCCATCGACATGATCAAACATCACGAGGGGGTACGGACCAAGCCTTACCGCTGCCCTGCCCTTTTGTGGACTGTTGGTGTCGGCCATGTGATTGACCCGGCTCATGCGACGGTGAAGTATGAGGAGCGCAAGAATCTACCGATACCCGCAGGCTGGGACCGGATTCTCACGATGGACGAGGTGGACCGGATACTTGCTCAAGACCTTGGTCGGTTTGAGCGTGGTGTGGTTCGACTTTGCCCTGCTTCTGTTGGCAATCAGGGAATCTTCGATTCTCTCGTCAGTTTTGCCTTCAACGTGGGTCTTGGCAATCTCCAACGCTCTTCCCTTCGGATGAAGACCAACCGGGGCGAGTTTGAAGAGGCGGCTGACGAGTTCCTGAAATGGACGAAAGCGGGTGGTAGAGTACTGCCGGGTCTGGTCAAACGGCGCAACGACGAACGGGCGTTGTACCTGTCAGGGGTTTCGTAATGGCACTTCAGAAACTAGAACTTCGCCCCGGCGTTAACCGCGAATCAACTAGCTATGCTAACGAGGGCGGCTTCTTCGCATCTGACAAGGTGCGTTTTCGCTCTGGCTACGCCGAAAAGCTAGGTGGCTGGCAGAATATTAATTTTGCTTACACGTATAAAGGCGTAGCCCGATATCTCTGGAACTGGGTGACGGCTGTCGGTCAGAATCTTCTTGGTGTAGGCACCAACCAGAAAGTCTACGTAGAACTGGGCGGTGAGTTTTACGACATCACCCCGCTTGGTAACTCGCTTACGTTATCTAATAATCCGTTTACTACGGCGGCTGGCAGTC